CAAACTGTGTTTTAGATTGCACACAAGACTGGGATGACTATCTTATATTTAATATAATTACGAAACGAGCCATAGCTGAAGGCGAAGAGTTACTGTTGGATTACAATGTCTGAGAAAAACATAATTTATTTTGTTGATATGAGACCACATACTTACGGTAAATCACTCCATTGTCAGATATGCAATGCAGTTATCTTTCCAGTAAATTGGTCAGGAAAATCACTGTCAAAATGTAAATGTACGAGAAGTGAATTAGCCAAGAGAAAAAGATTTAAATGAGACACCTAGAGTACATGAAGATGAGATTGAAGGAGGAAGAAATGAAAGATGTGGTAAACCATCCTGAGCACTATACAAGTAGCTCTATTGAAACCATAGACATGATCGAATCTATCACAGCTGAGGGCTTTCATTATTACCTTGAAGGTAATATACTCAAATACTTAGCGCGTTATAGACACAAAAACGGTATCCAAGATTTAGAGAAAGCACAGTGGTACCTTAACAAACTTATAGAGGTACAACATGACACTTCAGATGGCGATGTTCACACCGAAGTCAGAATGGATTCCACCACACGAACTACCTGACATAACCGGTGCTAACACAATAGCAATAGACGTCGAGACCAGAGACCCTGATATTAAACAGAGCGGCCCCGGATGGCCCACTGGCAACGGCGAGATTGTCGGCTACGCTGTGGCTACCGAATATTGGAAAGGCTACCTACCCATCAAGCATATGGGCGGTGGTAATCTTGATGAGCGCATAGTTAACAACTGGATGAAGAAAGTCTGTGAGTGCCCAGCTGATAAGATCATGCACAATGCGCAGTACGATGCCGGTTGGTTACGGCGCACGGGTTTTACAATCAACGGCCGTATCATTGATACTATGGTCATTGCATCACTGCTTGATGAGAACCGCTTCAGCTTCAGCCTGAACGCTCTAGCTTACGACTACCTAAATAAAACCAAGTCTGAAAAGGGGTTGAGCGAAGCAGCAGTCGAGTTTGGCGTAGATCCCAAAGGCGAGCTCTGGAAGCTACCGTCCATGTATGTAGGTCCATATGCAGAGACCGACGCCGAGCTAACACTGGAGCTGTGGAACTGTTTCAAGTCGCTTATGATACAAGAAGACATACAAACCGTCGTCGATCTGGAGCTGAAGGTCTTGCCGGTCCTGATTGATATGACATGGCGCGGTGTTCGTGTAGATACAGACCGCGTTGAGCGCACCAGAGATTACTTGTTAAAAGAAGAAAAGAATGTATACAAGCAGATCAAGGACCTTACTAACGAAAACGTAGAGATATGGGCCGCCGCTTCGCTTGCCAAAGCGTTTGATAGTGTAAGCTTGCCTTATCCAAAGACGGACAAGGGCGCACCAAGCTTTACCAAAGCGTTCCTATCCGAGCATACACATGAGCTTCCTAAGCTGATCTTGCGCTGTCGTGAGTTAAATAAGACCCACGGGACATTTATCAGCACCATTATGAAATACACCACGCCTCAAGGGCGCATACATGGGCACATAAATCAGATTAGATCCGACGATGGTGGTACAGTATCAGGGCGAATCAGCATGAACCATCCTAACCTACAGCAGATACCGGCCCGTGATCCACAGCTCGGTCCGATGATTCGCTCTCTGTTTCTACCTGAAGAAGGCGAAAAGTGGTGTAGTTTAGACTACTCGCAACAAGAACCACGGATCTTGGTGCATTATGCTAATGCTTACGGCAGATCATTAGGTAATGAGCTCAAGTCAGTTAACGAGTTTGTCCAAGGCTACGTCACAAACCCCGATATGGATTTCCATACAATGGTTGCTGAGATGGCAAAGATACCAAGAAAGCAAGCTAAAACTATCAATCTGGGCCTGATTTACGGCATGGGCGTCAATAAATTGTCCGATCAGCTCGATATAGGCGTCGATGAAGCCAAAGATCTTATCAAGCAGTACCATGAGCGCGTACCATTTGTTAAGTTTTTGATGAATGGCGTGATGAACAAGCTCAACGGACGCGAAAGTTCAGGGTCAATACGCTCTATCTTAGGCAGAAAGTGCAGATTTAACCTATGGGAGCCTGATAGTTTTGCTCTAAACAAGGCTCTGCCGTACAAAGAAGCTGTAAATGAGTATGGCCCGACTACAAAACTGAAACGAGCGTACACATACAAGGCGCTGAACCGGCTGATACAAGCCTCAGCGGCTGATATGACCAAGCAAGCTATGGTCAACATACACGAAAAAGGCATTACACCGCTGATACAGATACATGATGAGGTAGCTTTTTCATCAAACAGCCAAGAAAAAATAAAAATGGTTGCATCAATTATGGAAAGTGCCGTACCATTAAGTGTCCCTAGTAAGGTTGACATAGAAGTGGGGCCTTCGTGGGGCGAAACTGAAAGTAGTTCCTCCTTAGAAGCACCCCCAGTAACTCGCATTGGGGGTGCTAATGAGTGAAGAACGATTTGAAGACTGTCCGATAGCAGTAAATGAGAAGGATTACGAGCGTCATATACCGGTTCCGTACTATAATTTTTATGTAAATGCCCTGAACTCGCACAAAAGAGGCGAGATTATCAGTCCGAGCGGTGTAAAAGCTGAGTACGGCGCTTACCGCAAAAGAAAAAAGGCTCAGGAATAAACCTGAGCCTCCATGATGCGTTTGGCAACTAGAATTTTACAAAATAAATCCTTAATTTACAAGCTTTTTCTTGAAATATCATATAAAATCGCATAATATCCTACAAAAGGAGATAATTATGGATACAACTAAGTGGAAAAGTGTTCTTGTACCGATAGATGTATACGAAAAGATTAAGCAATCTGCTAAAAAAGAAGGCCGCACAATAGGCGGCCAGCTTAGATATATTTATTCACAATATAAATCTGAAGAGCAGCAGAGAGTCGAAGAGTTTGTTGACGCTCAACTCAAAAGAACTAGTCAATGATCTTTGCTGATTTGTCTTTTCCTTGTATTATACTGGATACCTGAACACCTAAGTTATATAAAGCATCTGACATGGGCCCGTCAGACGCCTTTTTTCCCCTACTAGACACAAATACCTCAACCGCTTCCTTAGTTTCCGGATGATAAGATACACTAACCGCTAATCCTTCTCCAACGTCAGTCGTGACACATGGTCGTCTGTTTGGTAAATCCATTTATTTCCTCCTTTTTTAATCGGTCTGTTACTAATTTTGTGACATTTACAGGTCGATGCGTATTTTTTTCCGCCACAAGTACAACATATTGTCACTGGTCTACCCCTAAATGTTTGATTGGTCATAACTTCTAACTATAAATAACTTTTTTTATAATAACAGTCTTGACTTTTATTTTTTTTTAAAAGTGTGTTACAGTAAATTATGGACCCGTTGACAATTACCGCAGCTATGAGCGTGGCTAATAGCGCTTTTAATGCAATCAAACAAGGATTTGCCGCAGCTAAAGATATTGAATCAATGGCTTCAGACGTCGGACGTTGGATGGGAGCTGTCTCAGACATAGACAATGCCGAGAAACAAGCAAAGAATCCTCCCCTTTTCGGAAAGTTGTTCAAGGCCGGTTCTATCGAAGAGGCAGCTCTTGCTGCTTACGCGGCAAAGAAGAAGTTGGAAGAGCAGCGCTACGAGCTCAAAATCTTTCTTAACATGACTTACGGGCCACAGGCCTACGACGATTTGCTCAAAATGGAAGGGCAGATTAGAAAACAACGGCAAGAAACTATTTATAAACAGCAACAGCTCAGACGACAGATAGGAGAAGCGGTAACTTGGTTGATAGTCGTATCTATTATCGGTGGTTTTGCTGTACTGGTGGCTAGTATCTGGGTTAAAAAAGCAAAAGCGGATGGCTATACCTTCACGCCCCGTGCTTATACTAAACAACAATTAGAAAATCAGGGTAAGATTATTAAGAAAAAATACACAACTTGTCGTTTAAAGAAGCGAATCACATCAAAATATACAGACAAAAGAGCTTGTATATACCAAGGCGGTAATAAAACATTTACAATGTTAATTGAAAGCTGGTGCCCGAAAAAGTACAAATGTGTCTATGATCCAAACGGCACGGAGCCTGATATAGACAAAGTTATGGAAAGTTTGAGAAGTATCGGTAAAAAATAAGTTTGACAGCGTATATAAATATATGCGATAACAAATTTAAGAGTGAGTAACCTTTTTCATTTGCTCTTATCCTATATAAAATGTGATAAAGCTCCGAGTTTCGTGTCCTCCATGTTTCCTCGGAGCTTTTTTTATTGACAAACGTATAAGATAAATCGTATACCTGGAATCGTGGAGTGTTTAGCTCGTTCAGGACTGTGGTAGATCTCAGCATTTATCTTAGTGACGTAACCTCAAGGCGCTCCACACCAACTATATAGGAGAAAAAAATGACTAATAAAAAAGAAGAATGGGAAATAAAGCGAGATAAAGAGATCGCAGAGAAACAAAAAGCTATGGGAGCCATGACTGTCGGACAGCTGCAAGCGGTTCACGATGCTTACGAGGCTGTGAATACTGCTCTTATGTCAATTAGAGATATCAATGATCTTATGTTATCTGATATCAAAGCTTTAGATGAGGCTTGTTATAAGTTATTTGATGAATTTAATATGAGGGGCAGTGATGGCTAGAGGATATGATAAATTATATATGGATATTACCCTTGAGTTTTTAGGCAACATGGTTGTTGAAAAAAAGAAACAAGTAGAATGTGAGCCTGATGAACCGATGTGGAAAGAAGAATTAACTCAGCTAGAAAGGACTATCGGCCTAGTTGAAATGGAAAAGGAGTCGATTGAAAATGGTTAGAGAGCAAGAAGGTAAGTTTAGTTGTACCGATTGTGGCTACATCTACAGCTCCATGCTTGCAGACGACGAAGTTCCTGAGACTTGTAGTCAATGTGACGTTTATTACGACGATGGTAAGCCGGTATATAATCACAAGCCGATTGACGATGACAGCATTGAGCCTAACAAAGAATGTAGTCAATGTGATATTGAGTATACTTGTTTTGATTGTGAGATAGATCAAATAAGGACAAGATACCCTGATGCTCGGTATGTTGATAGTGATGAATGGGTAGTGCCTGTAAATGTCTGAACAAAACAAAACACACGCGGTTATGTCCCAACGGCATGAGGATCAGGATAGTCTTGATTACTTTCCTACCCCGCCTTGGGCAACCCGTGCTTTGTTTGAACACATACTAAAGCCAAATTTTATTTTTCCGCAACAACCCGACGATGACTTTGTTAAATACACTTGCCTAGAACCAGCGTGCGGCGCTGGACATATGGCCAAGGTCCTCGAAGAATATTTCCCTGAAGTTATGTCATGTGACATAGCTGATTATGGACAAGATCGTATCGCAGACTTTCTGTCTAAGGACGTCAATGAGCAGTACGATTTTATTATTACTAACCCGCCGTTCAATCTAGCTGAAGAATTTGTACTCAAGGCCTTACCCTTGGCTAAAGAATCTACGGCTATCTTTGCTCGGACACAATTCATAGAAAGCGTAGGTCGATATGAAAGACTATTTAAACAAAACCCGCCAACAATTATTGCTCAATTTACAGAACGAGTTCCAATCATTAAAGGTCGTCTGTCAGCAAATGCTTCAACGGCTACTAGCTATGCTTGGTTCATCTGGGAAAGCTCTCAAAGACGGGTTCCAAAATTTAAAACTGAAGTTCAATGGATCCCACCAACAAGGGCCAAGCTGGAACGACGAACAGACTATGAAGAAAGTGTGGCAACTCCACATCCTCGACCCACGCGTCACGCCTCGCAAGGAAACCTTTTTGAGTGAAATCCGGCGAATCATTCGTAAGCGAATCAGGAAAAATAATTTTGAAATATAAATATTAGTTAACTTGTTAAATAAATAAGTCATTGTTTTTATTAGATAAAATTAATACTTGTATTAATTTCTCATTATGGTACTATTAAGTATGGGAGAAATCTCATATCTGTTTGAAATTGTTGGTGTCAAAAAACTTTTGGTTTAGGCCAAAGCAGTTTCTTATTTTTAATCACATAATATAGGAGAGCGTAATGCTTAAAAGTGAAAAACAAAAGTTAATTAATAAAGCAAATAAGTTTGATAAGATCATGGCAAGAAAAGTAAAAACTTTCTTGAGTAAATTATCTAAAGATGAAATTTACGATACCTTGGGTGATCCATATAGCTTAAATGCTCCGTCTTACTACACTTCTAGTAAAAACTTTGATGGAAAGGGTAATTTTCCAATAAGTTATATTCAGGATTTTGTAAGAGTTCATAAAAGTAATTTTAGTAGTCATAAAAGTACTATTTATGTTCAGGGCAAAGCGGTCAAAAGCTTGAAAGCTGTATCAAACGAATCTATAGTCTGGGATTTAATATATAAGTTCGGACTTCAAAAAGCTTTTGAAGAAGCCGGAAAATATATGGGTAGAGGTAAATCACATAGGGTGCTTGTTAGTGCTATTATAGATTATATTCATCCAAAGAAAGATGTATTAAAACAACTTTCTGCTTAAAAACAAAAAGGGGAGTGACAAAAGTTACTCCCCTTTATATATAGAGCTGAAAATAAAAAAATATTTTTTTACTAAATATAGGCGTAACTGGTGTAACTTATGTAACTTTCTTCTGTAACCCTTATGTATCAACAGTTTTACTGGTTACATAATTGGTTACACTTGTGTTTTTAAATATGTAACCTTCTTAAATCAATTTTGGCCTTAATGGGCCTCAAAAAGTTTTTTGTAAAAAAATAATTTCTGGTGTATATATAGAGATATGAATAATTTGAAGCCTATTAAAAAAGGTCGGGGAAGGCCTAAAGTAGATATTCATAGTAAGCTATCGCGAAAACAAGAGCTTTTTGTAAAAGAACTTGTTAGCAACGATGGAACAATAACCATGAGAGAAGCTGCAATCAATGCGGGCTTCCCAGCTTCTTCCGCTCACACTCGTGCATACGAAATGACTAATCCTGATATTTGCCCACATGTCTGTAGGGCAATACAGATTTATCGGGACGAGCTGGATGAAAAGTACGGTGTTACTTACAAAAGACATTTACGAGACTTACAAAGAATAAGAGATGTTGCACTAGAAAATGGTGCATATTCAGCGGCTGTACAAGCTGAGTTCAGGAGAGGTCAGGCAAATGGTAATATCTACATTAATAAATCTGAAATCCGTCATGGCACTATTGATAGTATGTCCAAGGATGAAGTGTTGAAAGCTCTCAAAGAAATAAAGGATTCATATGAACCGAGATACGCTGAAGAAGTTATTGACCACGAGGCCACCAGTTCAGCCGAAGAAGGAAAGCGGGTTCTTTCAAGAAATTAAAAAAGCCGTCGGCCGATTACCCAAAGACATTTTGCTAACTAGAATAGAAAACTGGATGACACTTGGTATTCCTGATCTAATGATCTGTGATGATAAAAACCAATTTCATTTTGTAGAGCTGAAAGTTACTAGTGGTAATGTAGTTAGACTATCTTCATTACAAATCGCTTGGCTTACCAGACACAGCCGAGCTTCCGTATGGGTTCTTGTTAGATCACAAGATACAATGTATTTGTATGCGGGTAGTCAGGCAGTAGACCTGAGAATAAAAGGTCTGAAACTCAAACCTATCTTCAAAACAGAATACCCTTTTGATTGGTCTAAAACTTTTTCCTTGATATTTGATTAATAATATATAAGATAAATCCTATAACACATATTTATAGGAGAAATGTTATGATTAAAACTGAAGACAAACATTGTTATACGCCTGTCAAAGAAGAAGGACAGAGAGGTATATATCGAGTTGCAAAAGTAACTTGGAACCAAGGAGGCTATCAGCCGTTGGGCAAGGCCGATCCAAATGATCCGCATGAGATGGATAAGTTTGTAGGATCTTGGGGACATTGCAGACAAGTTTGCGATAACTTCAATAAGCACATCAATGTCAGCCTTGAGCAAGAAAACCAAATAGTTTGGAGATCTATGGAGGTGCAGAATGGCTAGAGTTAAAATTATATTTCCCAATGATGATCCAAGATGGAACTATGTTAGAGGTGCTTTTCCAAAAACCAAAGCTGAGGCTAGGGAATGTTGGGAAAACATTGTGTGTGGCCTAGCTCCTGAAAGCATTACTGAAGACGGAGAGCTTAGTTTAACTGAGAGTAGAAGAAAAGAGCGAGGCATCTTACAAGATGCCAAGCTTTTGTTCACTCGTTTTAAATGTCCTAAAGATGTCGCTGAGTATTGTGATGTTGATCTTTCAAAGTTTGTGGAGGGTTGAATGAATAATCTATCTAAAGAAGAGTTAGACTTGTTGAAAAGCTGTGTGGTTGAAATGAGAGCCATATTGTCTACGGGTCTTTCTCAGGGACTTGACGCTGTAAACTCAAAAACCCAACTTGGTTTTCATTATGAAAGTGAGTTAGATTTAAAAAAAGATTACAGAAAACTAAAAGCTTTGTTGAGAAAGTTTGAACCAATAAAAATCCACATAGCTTGGGGTAGTTCTAAAAGCGCAGACGATATCAAAGAATATACTTTTGATAGCGAAGAAGAATATCTCGCTTTCTTAAAAGGTGTCGATGAATCTAATGGTTGGATGGACTACGATACCATTGGAAATGATCCGCAATGTAATTGGCCTAATATTGAAATGTGGAAACGTCAATATTGTTCAGAGGAGAAAACCAATGGCTAAATATGATTCAGACTATTTAGACGAGGCCTCTCAAAAAATGGTTGGCCACACTAACTGGGACTATATGGAGATTGTGGACGATGACATAGCTTACATAGTTCGTTTTTATAAAAGAGATGAAGACGGAAACAAACCTAGTATGGAATGGTTGTACGAAAACAATAGAGAGTTCAGAACTAAAGCGAGAGAGGCATATCAAGATTATTATAAAAATCATTTAAATCCTGATAGTGGCGATGATTGGCATAGTTTCTATTTTAGAAATGAATATTTTGATATGAACTTTTATATAAATGATCTTACTGATGAAAGAGAGGACGCTATCTACTCGACGAAGCCAAATAAAAATGGAGATCTAGAGACCGACGGCAATGATTTTTTTCGAGTACCTGAGCATTGGAGAAAAATTAATGAATAATGAAAGGAGGCAAAATGTTTTTGATACACTATCTGTTAAAACGTCTTTTTGGCGATGATTATGAGAAACATATGAAACGCCGTAGAAAGTAAGAATTAAGGCCGTGATTGACACGGCCTTTTTTATTTTGTAACAATATGGGATAAATCACATATAGGAGAAATTAATGTTTCTAAATAAAGACCAACTTAAACACCTAGACAAAAACGGGTGGATACCTATGAACACCAAAGACGGAACGGCTTGGTTCGGGGGTAAATCACATTATAAACTTGCAGACTTTATCGAAGATCCTGAGAAAGACGATAGATCACTCGAAGATATAGACTTTTTAGTTATTGCATATTCAAAAAAAGAGGAGGACTAAAATGGAAGAAGATAAATATGAAGATTTAACAGATGGAGAAGTACTGGATATTGTATTTGAAAAATTTGGTATTCACTATGATCCTGAGAATGTTTCTCACAATAAAATGAGTAATGAGGAATGGTCTAATAAAATAACTAAAGACTTAATTTCAAAAATAGATATGGCAAATAAGTATAAAAAAATATTAGATTCTGCTCACGAAGAAAATCCAGTTTACAAATTTCTTGTTTTTTATGACTTGTTAAGCGAATGGTTTAAAGATCCAAAGTTAAAAACATTTACTGATTATGAAGATATTTTTTATCATGTATCTAAAACTATTAAGCAGTATGAAAAATCTGATTATGCAAAAGACTACACCCAATCGGAGCTTACTTGCATAATAGAATATCTGGAAGACAAATTTGAACATAAAGTAGCTAAAATATGGAGGGTGCAAAACAATGTTGAAATTAGTTAAAAAATCAACTGCGAAAAAAACTACAAATTGTGCAGTAACATATAGAGCGGGTGGAGCTGATAAATTTGCAACTTGCCCAATCGATTGTAATTTAAAACCTGACACTTCAGCGGGTGCAACTGAAATAGATCTTAGCTATCTTGATGCAGTATCTGACGCCGTCCCAAAAGGCGGCGTTAGTTTTACTTACTCACATTTTAACCCTAGTTTATGGAAACATAAATTAAAGATAGGTAAGACTGTTATAAACTATTCAGCTCGAAACTTAGCCGACTTGTTTTTAAATTCATTCGTACCCTCAGTAATAAACGTAAAAGAAACATTTTGGAAAACAAATGGCAAATCAGAAACTATTAACGATCATAAAATAGTTAGATGCCCCGCAGAATATACTAGTACAGATTGTAGTACTTGCGGAAATGGAAAACCTTTATGTAGTCGTATGGATAGAAACTTTATTGTAGGGTTTACCGATCACGGCGTTTATAAGAAAAAGGCGGGTAGTGAAATACATAAGGGCGGTTGTTATGCAACTGGTGGAAATGTTTTATTACACTGGGAGGCCACAACTAAGACAGCTGATGAAGATTCTGATGAACTAAAACTTTTAAAATTCGCTCAGGAACTACCATACGGAACTGTATTAAGGCATCATATAGCGGGAGATTTTGGTAAACTAGTTTGACATATAAGACAAATCGTATACTATTAAGGCGGGGCATCACACCCCGCTTTTTTTAATTGCATTTTATATAGGAGAAAAATATGCGACATTTAGAAAACGAAAATAGATCTTTAGAAGATATGCTTCATGTTATTACTGAACAGAATAAAATGAAGCAAGACTACATAGCGCCGACTAATCAGCTTCAGTTTAGAACTTTGCAGAACGAAGGAGAAACTGCACATAGTCAGATTGTTATGGAAGCGAACCAAGGCGAGCCGACTAAAATACTTAATGTTAATCAACATTGTTTTGACCAAATAGCTCAAAAGGCTGAGATAGCGACGCCAACGGCTAGACGTTTACAACAGAACTATCCGAGAGAAATGGATAATTTGATTAACGCTATCTGGCAAAAAGAAAACTCCAAACGTATGGTTAGAACTTTTGATAATGCAAATCATACAAACCCCTTTAATTATGACAATCATACGGGTACGGCTAGAGCTTTTTTATCTGATAAATTTAAGACTTTTGATAATTCTGATTTATTGGAATCAGCTTTACCAACACTTGGAGAGTCGGATGCTTGCTGGAAAATAGTTAACTTTGCCAATACAGATAAAAAACTTTACATACGTTTAAAATCTGAAGTTATACAAGCTGATGCAGGGGTAGGCGATACAATGGCGCATGGAATTGGAATTAGTAATTCCGAAACTGGATCAGGATCAGTAGCAGTTTTTGGTATAAATTGGACGCTGGCTTGTTTAAATGGTATGCAAACCGAGAATGTAACCCGAAAGGCACATATTACTAGCGCGAGGGACGGCGATACTTGGAATGTATTAACTGATGAAACTAAACAAGCCGACAACCATAGCTTAAAACTTCAGCTCAGGGATATTGTTAGCTCATATGCTAGTAGAGATGCTTTTGATGAAAACATTGAAAAGATGCGAAGAGCTAAGGAAGACGTAGTTAACGTACCCATGAATGAATCAGTTGAAAATTTAGGAAAAGTTTTAACTTTATCTAAAAAAGAAACTAGCAATGTATTAGAGGGTTTACTTCAGACCATAGGACAATCAGGTTATGAGCAGTCACAAAAAATTAATAGGGCAACACTTGTTAACGCTTGTACTGCCGTGGGTAATACTGCTGATCCTGACAACGTAGATTTTTGGCAGCGCTTAGGCGGGAAAGTTTTAAACCTAGGTAAAACCGATTGGAATAGGGTAGCAATGGCAAGTTAAAAACTACCTACATATTAACGCCGATATTAGCCCCGTCCAGACGGGGCTTTTATTTTTTGTACATATATGTATAATATCCCATATCACAAACCTTATAGGAGAAAATTAAATGGCCTTACATTATAATTATAAAGAATGTAATTTAGACGGCGTATCAGATCAGGTAATTACTGAGATGATTTATTGTACAATGGTAATTGAAATTGGACATTTTACCGAGAAAAATATTAAGGAAGTTTTTTATAGAATTTCTATAGCTGAAATGTTTAACGGTTGCCCTTTTCATTATGAACCAAAAACTTTTAAATCAATACTTGCCGATATGGATTTATTGAAAAAGTTTATAGGTTTAAAAACAAACTCAGGTAATACACCTATGAGAAAATGGTTTAGTAAAAAGTTAAAAGAACAACAAATATTAGACGCTAGAGAGGAGAAATTAAAAAATGCCAAAAGATAAATTAAATTTAGATCAGCTTATGAATAATTTAAATCAGGTAGGTTTAAACGTCATAAATTTTGATGACATAAATATAAATAATTTAGCTGATGAAGATTTTGATGAAAGGGAAGTAAATAGAAGGCACACGGTAAAAGTTGAAAAATTAACTATTGCCGATTGTCTACAACTTTCTAATGATGGATTTATTCCAGATGATTTAATAGACAAGCTTTATTATTATTTATTAGATAGTAAAAAAATCAGAAAAAAATTAAAAAAATATTCACATATTTAATAAATTCAAAAAGAGCTGCTTAAAACCCGTTAATTGACTTTAACGGGTTTTTTATTATTATATGGGATAAATCACATTTTAATATTATAGGAGTTTACAAAATGTCTAGACAATATCCAATCTGGAATATTATCACAGCTTGTATTTATAATAGCTGTAAAAGTTACGGCGTAAAAAATACGGGAGAGGTAGAAGTAAGAGTCGGTACCAGTTCAAAAAATAGTCATTTATTTTTGAAACATTGCACAACCCACCGACTACACGAAAACGGCGATAGAGAATTTCATTTTTATATTGATAAGCAATTAATAAAAAGAGCCGTACTCCATAAAGGAGAATCAGAGCTTCAATTTTATGATGGAGGATATAAAACCGATTCAAAATATTTGAATACCCCGATTGAAAACGGAGTTTTAAGTAAATGAAAACTTATTTAAAACTTAGGAAAATTTTTATTTTAATTACTGAACTTCTTTTTTTTCCAGTAATAATCTTATTTGCTATTTTAATTTTATTAATTGCCTACCCGCATTAATAAATTATCCAGCTCGATTTAAGCCCCATTTATGGGGCTTTTTTCTTTTTAACCTTCCGTTACAAGCTGATTAAATTTAAACCTTTAGAACCCGCGGAAACCTTAACAATTTAAATTTTTAACCGTGAACTTATCCACTAATCGACCGGGATTTTTACTAGATAACTTCAATTTATCTGGTTTAAATTATTGCGGTTTAAAATAGTTAAATAAGGCACCGCTGGACGTCTGGACAGATCCGAAACCTACAGATCACTTACCAGCCCGCCGAAGATCCGCGTTTAAGTATTAATGAATCTAACTTTATTAGATGCTGCTTAAACTTTTTTAGCCGTGACTAATTTTTAATTTACCGTGATCCGCGAACCGTGATTCTTGATCCTTCACCGCGCCCAGCTGGTACCTAATCCACGAATCCAAACGCGCAAATTAATAAATTTATTCCAGAAGGAATTGAAAAAAATTAATAAAAATTGCTTAGGATCCTTCCAAAATTGAGGCTAAAAAATTGCAAAAAAAAACAATTGACAAGAAAAACGAATCGAGTGCCACGGCCGTTGTGCACGCAGGCAAGTGCCAAGTTTTTCACAAACAATTACATAAAATTTGAAATAAAGATTAACTATAGTATAATAAGCCATAAATCGCATACAATAAGATACTGTTAGGGGCCCCTAAATGGAAGTTACATCACACGACGAAAGACGATTAAAACTAGAACTAAGATTAGCTCAATTAGAGAAGAATGAAACTTGTCAAAATCAATTTTTATCTTTTGTAAAAACCATCTGGCCGAGCTTCATACAGGGCAGACACCACGAGATCATAGCAGAGAAGTTAGAACGGGTAGCGACTGGAGAACTAAAACGTCTAATCATCAACATGGCACCCCGTCATACCAAGTCAGAGTTCGCATCCTTTTTGTTCCCGGCATGGATGATGGGCAAAAATCCAAACATGAAGATCATTCAGGCAACACACACAACAGAACTGGCAGTCAATTTTGGTCGTAAGGTCAAAAACCTTTTGGACACAGAAGAGTTCCGTGAAGTTTTCCCCGATGTAAAGTTAGCAGCCGACAGTAAAGCGTCTGGAAGATGGGACACGAACAAGGGTGGCATGTACTATGCGGTCGGTGTTGGGTCAAACTTAGCTGGTCGAGGCGGTGATCTTGTTATTATTGATGATCCGCACTCGGAACAAACTGCGATGAGTAACAATGGTTTTGAAGATGCGTGGGATTGGTACACTGGGGGCCCCCGACAGAGGCTCCAGCCGGGTGGAAGTATAGTTTTGGTGCAGACAAGATGGTCCGAAAAGGATTTAACGGGGCAGCTGATGCGTTCTATGGCTAAAGATAAGCTTGCAGACCAGTGGGAGATAGTAGAACTGCCTGCTATTTTTGACAGTGGGCAGCCATGTTGGCCAGAATATTGGAGTTTGGACGATTTAACGGCGGTAAAAGCGTCAATACCTCCTAGTAAATGGAACGCGCAGTACCAACAACGGCCCACGGGTGAAGAAAATGCGATAATTAAGCGTGAATGGTGGCAAAAATGGGAAAAAACAGCAGTTCCTAACCTGCAATATGTCATTCAAAGCTACGATACGGCTTTCTCGAAACGAGAAACGGCTGACTATAGTGCGATAACGACATGGGGCGTGTTCTATCCAGAAGAAGAGGGCGGACCACCGGCTTTGATACTGCTCGATAGCAAAAAAGGACGCTGGGACTTCCCAGAGCTGAAAGAATTAGCGTTAGATCAGTATAATTATTGGGACCCAGAGACAGTTATCATAGAAGCGAAGGCTTCTGGTATGCCTTTGACCCACGAATTACGGAACATGGGCATACCTGTGGTTAACTTTACACCGAGTAAAGGCAACGATAAGGTATCACGAGTACATTCAGTGTCTCCGTTGTTTGAAGCAGGCATGGTCTGGGCCCCCGATGAGGCTTTTGCTGATGAGATGATAGAAGAGGTTGCAGCTTTTCCAAATGGAGAGTATGATGACCTTGTTGATAGCATGACACAGGCTCTCATGCGGTATCGTCAGGGTAATTTTGTACAGCTACCGAGTGATGATTGGGACGAGAGCGATGGGTCGGCACAGGTAAGGGCTTATTATTGAGGCGTAAATGGCTGATCTTCAGCAAAATTACAGAAACGTATTATCAAGACTAGAAGCTGAAGGTAAAAAAGGCATGTCTGCACAGGATGTGTATGACGCTGCATCATTCCTGCCCGGCACAGGAGAAGCGATAGCTGCATACGAGCTGCCCGGCATCTTATCGCTGGGTGGTCAGATGATGCAGAGTGATGATGTACTTCAGGCTCTTAAAGGCATGGGCTTAGTAACTTTAGGGACAGCAAGTGTTGCGCCCGGCATAGGACCTATTGCAAGAATAGCAAAAAAAGGTCTTGAGGGTTTTATTCCGTACATGGGACCAAAGCTTGCGATGGAAGGTCCCGACAGTTCTATTATGGCTATGACAGATTTTGAGCCTCCCAAAGGCGGAACCAAGGCAACTGACGACATAGACCTAGGTTCAGGCAGCTTATTTGCTCCACAGTCTAAAAAGGGAAGGCAGCTTCTTGTTTTATCTTGTAGCTCAACAAAATGTCCTGACGTTGGAGACATGGAAGCAGTTGACCGTTACTTGGGGCCCATATTCCAAAGTTTAAAAAAACAGGGTGTGCCGGATAATGTAGACGTAGCTATTTTGTCAGCAAAGCATGGTTTGATAAGAGCCGATACTAAAATAAAAGATTACGATCAGTTGATGGATACCAACAGAGCAAATGAATTTAAACAGGACGCAGGCCAAATGGACAGGATAAAGAATACCTTAGAGGGCTACGATAAGGTTGTGGTTCAGGGCGGCAAGAACTATAAGGATGTAATACTAGCTGCGTCAGGTGATGCAAATGTAACAGAGATACCGGGCGGAAGAGGCATTGGAGATCAAAGAAAATCTGTTAAGTCAGCTCTGGCTTTTAGCAAAATAGATACGCCTGTGTATCACTTTTCTATGGAGCCGGGGTTTTCTAAGTTTGATTTAGATAAACTACCTTTCTCGGATTTAGGACCACATGTTGGGTCTACACCAAAAGCGGCCGCTGATCGTTTTTTTACAAAAAACTATGGCATTATGCCCGATCTTAATAAAAGATATGAGGGTAAAACCACAGATGAAATATTACAAGATATACAAGAAAGCGGCATCAAACCAGACAATCCAGATTTTCTTGGTGGCTCTGTACCGTTAAAAGCAGATTTAAGCAAACCTTTTTTAAATCCTGCAACAAAGAAAGCATTTACGGAGACAGAATTAACACTATACAAAGCTAATCAGCTGGGACGATTAAGTAATAATAAGTTTACTAAAGACGATTTGTATTTTGAAAACCCAAATGTTTCAGATGATGATATAAGACAAGCCATGAGAAAACTTTCAAGAGAGTTAGCTGAAAAAGGTTTTACACACATACCTTATGTAAATGATTTTGAAGATGTAAAAGAACTATCATATGTGATGTTGTTAGACAGACCAAAAGGCAGCACTAAAGTTTTGCAAAGCCCTTTTGCCAAGAAGGATGCCGCAGCTGCGAACGATCCAGACATAATGAAAGAAGAAGGCGGCGTCGTTAGCATGAAAGACAAAGCAGTCAATATGACCAGAAAACCACAAGGTATTGAACCTTTTATCAAATTCGTGGTATAGTTCCTGAAAGGAGATCTAAATGGCAAGAGAACCAATAGCAAGTTTGATGGACAAGATACCATCGCAGATAAACATTCAGGACATGAAAGATGAGGTTGATGTAGAGATTACAGACAGTCTTGAAGACTTATCTTCACCTGAAGTAGAGGTCACGCTAGAAGATGACGGCGGCGTGGTTGTAGACTTTGATCCAAACGTAGGTGGACCAGAGGGTGAATTTGGTGAAAACTTAGCGGAGCAGCTATCAGACACAGAACTTGGCAGGATTTCTGGCGAATTAACAGGCGAGTTTGAAGAAAACAAGTCAAGCAGACAGGAGTGGGAAGATGCTTTCGCTAACGGTTTGGAGTTGTTGGGATTTAATTACGAAGAGCGAGCACAGCCTTTCAGAGGAGCAAGCGGTGTTACGCACCCTTTACTCGCTGAATCAGCCACGCAGTTTCAGGCACAAGCCTTCAACGAGTTGCTGCCACCGGGTGGTCCAGTCAGGACACAGGTCTTAGGATCCAGTACGCCTGAGAAAGAAGATCAGGCACAGCGTGTAAAAGAATTTATGAACTACTACATTTCTTCTGTTATGGAGGAATACACACCAGAGTTTGACCAGATGTTGTTCTATTTGCCGCTTGCAGGGTCAACATTCAAAAAAGTTTACTATGATGAGAACTTAGGACGAGCTGTAAGTAAGTTTGTACCAGCTGAGAACTTGATTGTACCATATAGCACATCTGATTTAGAAACATGCCCTAATATAACTCATGTTGTGAAGATGAGCCTGAATGACCTGCGTAAAAGACAATTATCGGGTTTTTACAGAGATATACCTGTAATACCGGCGCAAGGAGACAGTAACGCGGTGCAAGAGGAGCTGGAGCGTATTGATGGTATGTATCCATCAAACGTAGATTATGACTGTACTTTACTTGAGTGTCATGTCGATCTTGACCTAGAGGGTTACGAAGAGATGGGCGACGACGGTGAGCCGACAGGCATCAAGGTGCCGTATATTGTGACAATATCACAGGACAACGGGCAGATACTGTCAATTCGCAGGAACTATGACGAAGATGACGAAGACAAGAAAAAGATACAGTATTTTGTACATTATAAGTTTTTACCGGGTTTTGGTTTCTACGGATTAGGATTAATACATACTATTGGTGGTTTATCAAGGACCGCGACTGCCGCACTAAGGCAACTGATTGATGCGGGTACGCTATCTAATCTACCGGCTGGCTTCAAGGCCCGCGGCCTACGGATCAGGGATGATGACGAGC